CCAATGGATTTTGCGGCGGTCTCCACCATCGACATTACCCACTCCTTACGGTCTGCGCCGCTGTCATACATCCCCTCAGCGGTACTCATGAAGTCCATCACCAGCTTGAGAATTGGTTTCCAATTTTTCCCTTGCATCGCCAATTTCACATACTTCCAGAGGTTATACACCAGTGGAATGACGATGATAAGAGTATAGATAACGAGCTTTACAATATCTGTCCAAGTCATATCACACGCCTCCTTATGTTGTTATTTTCGTAAGATTGCTTATTCGTGCTCAGCCCCATCGGTTTCCGTGAAATCGTGGTACAGAGAAGAGATAATAGCAGCCTTCAGGGTTTCCCGCCGCAGGTTCAGGTCGGTAGCACACACCTCTTTGCTGGAGCCACCATTGACAGCTTCAGCGTCAAGCAGCTTCTGAGCTGTGGCCTTCCAATAATCTGGGACATCCTTGATGTCCTCATAGAGCGGATTCATCTCGTTGTATACCTCAACAACGGTTTCCCGGATCATGGCCTTCAGATCTTCCTTCGTAATGTTCATTTCCAATGCCTCGCTTTCATCATTCTTTGCGCATTCCTCATCCTTCGCCAAACGAGCGTTTACCTCGTCCATGATTTTGTTGTGACGCTGATAGAGCCAGTCGCCAGGACACGCTTTGTTTGCGTACCACCGATGGACGGTCATCAGCATCTCACCCTCATTTGGCGTATAGGCAAGAGACTTCTCCTTGCTCTCAAACCAAAGCAGCTTCGCCTTTCCGTTGCGACGGCAGATATCTGTCACAAGGTCGAGCAAGGCGGCGTATGCCTTATCGGTTACAGCATATGGATGGAAATTATCGCTTGCACATTCAATGGTGATGGCACGATGGTCATTCTCTCGGCTTGAAGTACACCAGCTACGGTTCTTCTCCTCCACAGAAAGCCCGATACTTCCGTCACATCCGACCACATAATTGCAGGATGATGCAGTGCTGTTCTGGAACACCTGACAGCCACGCTTTGCATTCACCTGACCAACAAAGCAATGAATGGTCAGTCTGTCAATAACGTGATTTCGTGGGGAGTTACAGTTAAAGGTAAGCCCTGTATATGTAACCAACGGACTATTGCTCATATGGATTTCTGTTTCTCCTTTCCCAGCATATTTATTGTAATAGCTCATGCCGTAGGAGCAGCGCTTATCCTGCACGCCCTTGCTCTGATTGGCGGGTCGTTCAAAATTGAACAGGACTGCGTTCGACGCCTCCAAAACAGACGTGGCGCTCTGAAGTGCCCGCAGGACGTCAGGGTAGCTCTCTGACAGCTCTTTCATGAGGAACTTGAGCTGGGCGTCAAGGTTTCCTATCGAAGCTCCCTGAGCCTTGCAGAAGGCAAGAAGAGCCTTCTTGCGGGATGGATATGTCCACTGTGCCAGACCGAACCCGGCCCGGTCATCCGCAAACCGGGTGTAGCTTCCGCTGTCAACGGCGGCAACATAGGCATTGTCATTCATGCCCAGCGGCTCCTCATAGCTGTTTTGGAGATTGTTCGGCTTCAGCCCGGACTCCGCAAAGAGGTTTCCCATCAGTCCAGCGGCCCCATAGTCGTTCAGACCGTTTGACTTCAGGAAATTCCAAATGGTTTTCTCGTTCAATGGAATCACCTCCTATGTATAGAGGGTCGCACCGTCAAGGCACGACCCTATTTTCAAATTCGTATTTGGTATTTATACCAGTTTGTAATGTGGTCTCTCGCCGCCCTCGATGGTATATCGCATCCAGTCCAGCATCACGATGCCGAACATGGAAAGGGCGATCCACACCAGGAAGAACTGCGGACATATCTGCCCCAGCAAATTCCACGGCATGGCGGAGTAATCCCAGATACCAAGCCCCAGCCAGATATTCAGGACGACCCCGGCGGCGAGTTCCACGACGGCGATACCGCAGGCGCAGATTACAGCCTGTAACAGCAGCGACATTTTCCATGGCAGCTCCGCTCCGAACCGCTCCATGGGAACGGCAAGGAGGATCGCAAGCGCCAGCATTGTCCAGCTTATGGCCTCCGGCCTGCCATGTGCGGTTTTCCACGCGACTTCAATGAAGAAGTAGAAGGTTCCGACCCACACCCACAGCAGAACGCTCAGAAGCCACTCGCTTGCTTTACGCCTCGGCATTACTGCTCACCACCTCGTTCATACGGGCAACGATAGCTTCCATTTGCGCCTGTGCCACGGCGAGTTTGGACTGCATTTCGGTCTGATACTTTTTCGGAAGCGTCATACCGTAAGTGACAGCCGTGATCTTATCCGTGTCCTTCAGGGACAGGACATACGACTTCAGCTCGTTGTGATATGTGGTCTGCGTGGTGATAAGGGTCTGTGCGGCGATATAGATCGTAGCAATCTCCTGTGCGGTGTAAATGCGGCACACGCCGCCGTCAGACTGATATGGGAACTCTGTACCGCCCAGCTCCACCACGCGGAACAGGTTAGCGATGTTCGTCTGGTCTTCAATGCTCAGATTGAAATGGACGGTCTCCTCACCAAGGGTGACGTCTACTCCGGACACGATGACCGTGTTACAGGCTTTGGAGATCTCCTGAAGCTTTGCATTCTTGATGACCTCGCCAGCGTTTTCCTCGCCGACGATCTCCACAACGTCCTCAAGGGTTAGCCACCCACGCTGTACCGCTTTCAGCAGCCCGTTTGCGTCAACAGAGCTGCCCCGATAGAGATTTTTAATTCTTTCTTTCATTTCTCAGCCCTCCAACATCGTGATAAGCATATTGTCCAGAGCGTTCTGTTGGCTCGCCATGATCGCCCCGCCATCGCATTTGGAAACGATAACGGTGTCCGCACCCTCAATGTCGTCGTGCCCCAGCAAATTATATGCCTCGCTGTTCAAAGCCACGCCGACAGCCTCTTCCTGTGCGCACGGAGCGAAGCTGCCGCTTTCGGTGACCTTGATGTAAAGCACTTGATCCACCATGCCAAGCTCGTCGCCCTGCATATTGATAATCCGATACATGATTTCAAACCTCCTTTGAGCCGACAAGTGCGGCAATGTGACGCAGCGTATCAATGTCTGCGAGGAACCATTCGTGGTTCCAAAGCCAGTAGTCTTCGTGGTCAGCTCGCTTATACTTCTGACAATCCGGGTCATCCCACACCTTGTCCCACCGCTCCTGATGGCGTTCGTCCCGCTTCCCAAGCGTTTTCTGGATCGCCTGTGTAAGCTGCCCACGCTTCAGACCGTTGCCGTCCTCATTCTGCGCAAAGAATTGGTGGGCGTTTTCGCTCTTTTCGTAGCAAATTGGCTTCTCGCCAAGCATAATGACCCCATCTCTGCTCTCAAGCTCTGTGAGCGCTGGGATATTAACGTGGCCACAGATGGCGTTGCTCTTAAAGCGTCTGTGTGCAATGTATTTCATGTTCTGCTCCTCTCATTCTGAAGTTTTCGATGCGTTCGCAGGAGAACCCGAAGATAGCGTAAAAGAGCCTGCGCAGCTTCAGCACCCGTGTGTGGTCGTCATAGGACTCAAAGTAGGCCAGCATACCGTTCACTGAAGTCCACAGGTCTTCATAGTCCATCTCACCGTTTTGTATCTTCTGATAGAACGCTTTTATCTTTCTCCTCGCCCGCTTCACGCTGTCCCTGTTGCCGTTTACAACGACTCTGCCTGTTTCCGTCAGTGTGTATTTTGCTTTACAGTATCGGAACGGCTTGGTCAGCGGGATGATTTTGGATTTTGTGCGGCTGACAGTCAGCTTCAGGCTCTCCGCCTTGTCCGTAACAAGCCGCATGATTTCCTTCGGGTCTTTACCCGGCGGGACGATGATGTAGTAGTCGTCCATATAGTGCCCGGCGCAGTCCATCTGAAGCTGGCACTTGACGTAGTTGTCGAGTTCGGACGGGAAAGCGATCATTTCAGCCTGGCTCGGCTCCACGCCCAGCGGCATACCCTTCCCACCGGGCACAGTGTTGATAACATCGTCGCCCACTTTCCTGATTTCCGGGTTAAGAATATACTTGTCGTGCCGCTTGAACAGCTCCTCATGAGATACGGAAGGGAAGAACTGCTTGAAGTCGATGAGAATGATTTGCCCCTCGCGGCCATACCGCCTGAAATGCCACCGAAGCTCCTCTCTCAGCTGCCGCTTGGAAAATTCAAAGCCTTTTCCGGGCAAACTGGCGCCATTGTTGTATATCATGTGCGGCATATAGAGCGGAAGCAAAACCTTTTTCGTGTACACCTTGTGGACTTGCCTGTCCTGAATGCGCGGGGCGTCGATTGGACGCACTTTTCCACGCTCGCACAGCGTAAAGTGTACATAGTGACCCGGCTTCCATGTCCCGTCGAGCAGCTCACGCCGCCGTTTGGCCGTGCCTGAGAACAGATGCTGCTCGAACCTCTGTACGCTGTTCTTCCATCGCACTCCGTTGCAGCATTTCTTGCCTGCCATATACATATCCTTGAAGCTAAAGACTTCCTTGAGGCCTCCAACTTCCTTGCATCTCTTGATGCGGTTTTCTTCACGCCTTTCCTGGCGTCTTTCATATCTGCCTTTTCTACGGCTCATAATAATAATTTTTATTCGCCACTTGTACCGGTGTCTTGTAGGACACCGTATAACCGGCTTTACTCCTACACATGAAACGAAGTAAGGTGCGTCCTTCGCCATGCACGCTCGGTTTCCCGGCGGCGTTCGTGCAGCAGTATCAAGTGGCAGTTTTGCTGGTGTTCACGCACCAGACGGGAAGTGCTTCTCCTTTCGTATGGGTTATAGTTCACTCGCCTTCGGAGTTACTGTGTTCAACCCAGCCATTTCTGGCATACGAAATCGGGGGCCAGCCCATTGGAATTACTCGCATTGTTGTTGTTGGCGTTGCCGTTGGTGTTCACATTGCAGAAGTTGTTGCTGTTGTTGTAATTAGGGGAACGCTCCCACCAATTAGCAGTGGACAGCGACTGCACTGAGACAATCGACACGTTTTACAGAAACACACCCATATAGCAAAACTTTTATGTCCTTTCTACAGAATTTTCTTGCGTTGGCTCTTCTTGCGCCGTTTCCTCCTGTTCCTGCTCCACCTCCTTCTTCCTGGCGGATTGCCTGGCGGCTTTGGCGCGTTCCTTGTCTGACTTCATTACGCCTGCAAGCTTGTTACCCTCCTTGTCGATGAGCTCACCTAACTCCTGCGACATATTTTCTAACTTGCGTGTCGCCTCTGAGGAGCTGACCGTGCGCTTGCCGTCGCTCCCGACAAAACACCCCTCCGGGTTCTTCATCATGATTTCGTAGCAATGCGCGAGCATATCGTCGAGTGAGTGCAGAGAGGCCGCTGCGCTGACAAGGTACTCCTCCCGCTTCTCGGCCTTTACCTTGTCTGACGGGTAGGTGTTGTTAGCGGACTCGGCGTAGATGAGTACGTCCGCCGCAAGCCCTGCGGTCTTTGGCGCTAACAGCCTGGAATAGCGTGCGGAAAGCCGTGACAAGAACTCGATGGTGTCATTGCATATCTGATTTGCGATACTCACATATTCCGCCTTGCTCTCCGAACGGTGGGACTTTAGAACTGACATATTTTTTCACTCCTTTTGTTCCCGGAATATTCAAACGCCCCGCTCCTGCCGCAGGCTGCAAGGCCCACAGCAGGTCGGGGTGATTGCTTTTTTTTGTTTCCATGGCTGGTCTCTCCGCCAGCTTTCGCTGGCGGATTTATTCGATTTTGGATTAGATTTTGAAAGCGGGGGCCAGCCCAAAGGAATTACTCGCAGTGTTGTAGTCGGCGATGCCGTTGGTGTACACAAAGCAGAAGTAGTAGCTGTTGTTGTAATAAGGGGAACGCTCCCACCAAA